GAACTTGCTAAACTAAATATTAAGGTATTGTTATTGAGATATCATAACGATGTCTGCCACATGCTCAAAGAATCTACCTATCAAGAAGAGATGGATTATATTGTGGGATGTGAAAAGAGAAACAACTTTATCTCTAAACTATCTCTGGACTTGAAGGGTAATACTTTGGTCTTGTTCCAGTATGTGGACAAGCATGGTAAAATACTCTTTGACCAAATGAAGAAGATGGGTGGAGAAGATAGAAAGATATTCTATGTATCAGGTGAGGTCGATGCAACAGACCGTGAACAGATTCGTGGTATCGTAGAGGGACAAAAGAATGCAATCATTGTTGCTTCATTGGGAACATTTTCTACTGGGATTAATATTAGGAACTTGCATAACATTGTCTTTGCTAGTCCTTCCAAGTCTCAAGTCAAGGTTCTTCAATCAATCGGAAGAGGACTGAGAAAGTCTGACGATGGTTCGGTAACACAACTATATGACATTGCGGATGACATGCATATCCGTAAACACAAGAATTTTACCCTAAGACATAGTGCAGAACGAATCAAAATATATAATAAGGAACAGTTTCCTTACAAGGTATATCCAATAGATTTAAAATGAAGCATGGATTAATGATTGGTGGGTTCGGTGCAAACGCAGGACTCAGGAAAAAATTCAATGAAAAATGGGTAATTTCCAGTCGTAAACTTGACAACTCACCAGACTATTACAGAAGTTTTGGTAACCACAGAGTCGCAACCTATCTAAGAAAGAAAGGTTGGGATATTGAGTGCCTAGACTATACCTTCTATATGTCTGACGAAGAGATTCGTCAATACCTTGATGACCGTATCACAACTCAAACCAAGTTCCTTGGTATCAGTTTATTATTCCCACTTGCATATATTCAGAGAAACCGATTACAAGGAATAGTTAATTGGATGAAGAGAAGTCATCCTCATGTAATCATTGTAGTAGGTGGTGTAAAAGCATTTGTCCTTACTGAGATAGGTAATGTAGATTACTACTGTGCAGGTAGTGGTGAGTATGCACTTGAAGCAATACTTGAACATGAAGTCAATGGAGGCCCATCGATAAAGGCAACCATCTGGAAACAGGGTCAATTGATAAATGCTTATCGTGATTATCCTGCTCACCCTAAACCAGATGCACGAATCTCATATGAAGAACGAGATTATATTGAACCATACGAGACATTGAATGTAGAGTTTGCTCGTGGATGTATATTCAAATGTACCTATTGTTCTTTTCCTTTGATTGGTATCAAGGGCAATATGGATAGATGCCAACAAGATTTGTATGAAGAACTATTAGAGAACTGGGAAAAATGGGGAGTTAAACACTATTACATAACAGATGATACTGTCAATGACCGTGTAGATAAAATGGAAAAGGTTGCGGATGCAGTTCGTAAACTACCGTTTCAACCACAGTTTAGTGGATATGCTCGTGGTGACCTTATGATAAGACATGGTGAAAAGACATGGGAAGATATGATTGATATCGGATTTACTGCTCATAGTTATGGTGTCGAAACTCTAAACTGGAAGTCAGGTAAGGCAGTTGGTAAAGGTATGAACCCAGAGGAAACCAAAGAAGGTTTGCTCAAGATTGATGAGTTCATGAATAAGAATATGAAAGAAAACCAATATTATTCTGGTTCACTTACTATGATTGCAGGACTACCACATGAGTCTTTTGCAAGTCTAGAAGCAGGTAAAGAATGGTTAAATAAGTATTGGGGACATCATTCTGTGGCATATTTACCTTTAAGAATTAATTCTCCAGAAGAGATTGCTACATCTACAGAAGCAGAAAACATGGATATAAATAATAGTGATAATTTTTATAATCAAGGATATAAATTTGAGTATATAGAACCTAACAAAAAATCGCATGTTTATATACATGACCATAGGGTGAAAGAAGCAGTAGGTGGTCTATTACAAGCAAAGCAATATATGAAAGGCACACGAGGAAAAATCCCATGGAACTTTTGGGTACATCCTTCTGGTGAATATGATTATATTGATATGATTGGATGGACATATGAATGGATGGACGATAGAATTGCACAAGGTTCATATGCAACCTATTGTTTTGAAACTAATGTTGTTACTGCACAACACAAAGACTATCCTAAAAATGTAAGGCATCATTTCAAACAATATCCGTTGGAAACAGATGCGTCTAACATGCACCAGTTTATTATTGACTATATAAATAAGAAACTAGGTAAAACCGAAAGTAACACAGATGGATAATGAAGAAAAAGAAGTGAAGGGTATGGAATACCCTCTTAGACAATTTAAATTGTCATCAGGGGATGAGATTGTATGTGAAGTTATACAATGGCAAAATGAAGATGAATTAGAACTTGTAGTGCGTAAACCTATGAGAATAGGATTTACTGAATTTATAGGTGGAATGAAATATTATTCATTTCGTCCGTGGATGATATATCAAGAAACAGACACAGAACTCATGGTGCTAAATGCGAACCATGTTGTTGGTATTGCACAACCTCAAGAAACTCTTGTATGGCAATACAATCAAGCAGTCAAAGATATGTTGAAGATGCACGAAAAAAGAATGGAAGAGTTTGCTGAGTCCAATCCAGAAGAATGGAGTAAACAAAAAGGTTTGACCGAAGTCTCAGAAGAGTTATTAAAACAAGTTCAGGAGATGGAAAAATATCTGAAAGACGAAGAGTTCACTGGTGACAGTGATGGTGGTGGCAGTAATATATTACTCTTTGACCCTAGTAAGAAGAAAAAGATTATTCATTGATGGATGTACATGTTGAGAAGGTTTGGGTAAAGACTCCAGAAAGAATATACCATACAAAACTTAATGATGAAAAGTTAAACGCAGAACTTTTCGATACTATCCAAAGTTTAGATTACATGAATGGTACAAAGGGTCTAGCACCATTACAAGCAGAGGTCACTAAACTTGTTGATATGAGTAAGTCACCATGGAATAAATTAAAGTTTCATGTAGATAAACTCGCAAGGATAGCAGTTGTTGACCACAATAATCAAAATGAGAATACTGCATATCGTAGTACAATGCAAGTGTGGCATGATAAATGGTGTGAGACTCTAGAGACAATAAGCATGTGGGTAGCAAAGTATGACAGTACAAAAGGACATTATGCAAAAATGCATGACCACTTTCCTGCACTGTATACTTTTTGTTATTACCTAGAAGACCCAGATGAACCTTTGGTTGATGCACCAGAACTTATTGTAGGAACAAAACCTATAGCAGTTGAAGTAGGTAAACTCTATTTGTTTCGTGGAGATGTAGACCATGGGGTTGCACCTAAGAAATTTGATGGTAAAAGATATGTCATTGCAGGGTCAGTAAATAATACATGAATATAACAGAATTAGATTTAACTCAAAAAGAGTATGTCTTTAGTACAGTAATTGAGAATGAAGCATTGCTTAATGTACTTGAGGACTGTTGTCGTGATTCCACAGACAGAATGGCAAATTCCACTAATGTAAAAGCAGACAACAATATCATCTATGATACATCTCTATCTAGAAATTTTATACATGTCCATCCAGACTATTTTCCAGTGCTGAATGATTTTACTAAAAAGGTAGAAGAATATACTTTAGAAGCAACTGCTCTTTTTAATGAACAACATCCCAATCACCGAAAACGAAATCTAGCACCGCATCATACCGAATTGCAGATTGATACTCTGAAAATGACCACTATGTGGATTGCTAAATATAGGAAAGGTAGAAATGATTCTGTCGTAGTACATGACCACTTTCCTGCGGTCTGGGCATGGACATTTTATCTTGGTGAACAATTCGATGAACCTTTATATATTGGAGAATATAAAATTCCAATCGAAAGGGGTAAGTTAGTATTCTTTCGTGGACATGTTATGCATCATGTTCCACTAATAGAAAAAGAGGGATGGAGATATTGTATAGCAGGAACAATACATAATGATTTCCGACAACATAAGGATTTCAAGTTCCGACATAACGATTATTGAGGTATATATCCCCCCCTCAAAGGACGCTTTGAATTATAACAGAAAAAACATATTTTGTCAAGCTATTTTTTAATTATTTTTTTACCTTGACTTTTTATCATGCATGTAGTATAATATGCATCAAACTTGGAGTATAATATGAAACCCAAAGAGAAACCACATTATGTGAATAATGCTCAGTTTTCAACGAGTGTTGTCGAATATGTGCATTCTGTAAGAAAAGCAAAGAAGGAAGATAAGAAGATACCAATCGTACCTGATTATATTGCTGAATGTTTTCTAAAGATTGCAGAGGGGTTATCACACAAATCAAACTTTGTAAGATACACTTACCGTGAAGAAATGGTAATGGATGCCGTAGAGAATTGTCTAAAGGCAATTGAAAACTATAATATAGAGGCCGCAACTAGAACTGGTAAACCAAATGCGTTTGCTTACTTCACACAGATTTCATGGTATGCTTTTCTCCGTAGAATTGAAAGGGAGAAGAAGCAACAGGATATTAAATTAAGATATATCAATCATTCTGGTATCGAAAACTTCTTAGATAACGAAATGGATGACGGACAGTCTAGAGCAGTTGCACAGGCATTCGTTGACCAATTGCGTAGTCGTATTGATGAAATCAAAGAGAAAGATGCTGAATGGAAGGAGATTGTCAAGAAGGAAAGAAAGAAGAGAGTGCCAAAGGTAGATTCTGACCTGACTGATTTCTTAGAATGAAGTCATTGTTGTTTCTATTCACTGCTCTGGTATTGAGTAGACTTCTACCACTACCACCTAATAGTGAACCTCTATTGGGATTAGCAGTGGTCGCACCGCACATAGCAAAGAGTCTATGGGTATGGTTCGCACCTTTGTTGGTTATGTTAGCATCGGATATCATTATTGGGTTTCATGGTCATATGATGTTCACATATACTGCATTGGCAATCGCACCTTATATAAGCAGATATATAAATAACATGTATACTGCACTTGGGTGTAGTTGGTTGGTATGGCATGTCCTTGCAAACTTTGGACAGACCTATCCACCCTTCACAGTCGAAGCACTTGTTTTCGATATAAGATTACTTGTCAGTGGATTATTAGTAATAATAACGCTTGACATTTTAAGAAAGGTCATGTATAATGGCAAGTCATATGGAAAAATTGGATAAGAAGGAATTAAAGAGAATCCGCAGAAAGGCAATCAAAAAGCAAAACCAGTCTTCTGGTATTAGTGGAAGACTAAGTATGGCAGAAGCAATTGCTCAAGTGAAGCGAGAGGAAGACCCTTTATTCAAAGGTAACTAAATGAAATTAGCAATTTTGAACGATACCCACTGTGGTATTCGGAACTCTTCTGATATCTTTATGGATTATCAGGAAGCGTTTTATCGTGATGTGTTTTTCCCTTATTGTATTGAGAATGATATCAAACACATTCTCCATCTAGGGGATTACTATGACAATCGTAAGACGATTAACTTTAAGGCACTGCAACACAATCGTAAAATATTCTTAGAACCATTGCGTAAGAATGGTATGACCATGGATATCATTATTGGTAACCATGACATGTATTATAAGAATACAATAGAGTTGAACTCATTGAAAGAGTTGCAGGGTCACTATATGAATGAGGTCAATCTTGTTCTTGAACCAAAGGTCATGAAGTATGACGGTTTGAAGATTGGTCTTGTTCCTTGGATATGTGAGTCTAATGAAAAGGAATGTCTTGACTTTATTAAGAAGTGTAAGGCAGACATCATAGGCGCACACTTAGAACTGACAGGATTTGATATGCATCGTGGTATGCCATGTATGCAAGGTATGAGTCCTACTCTGTTTGACCGTTTCGAAATGGTTCTTACAGGACACTTCCATGCGAAGTCTACATCTGGTAACATTCACTATCTTGGTTCTCAGATGGAGTTCTTCTGGAATGACTGTAATGACAAAAAGTATTTCCATGTTCTTGATACTGAAACAAGAGAACTGGAAGCAATCCACAACCCAATCACTATCTACGAAAAGATTTATTATGACCACGAGAAGATGGGCAACTACAAGTTCAAGGATATGCGATACCTAGACAACAAGTTTGTTAAGGTCATCGTAGTGAACAAAGGTGACCCATATGAGTTTGAGAAGTTTATTGACCGTGTGCAAATGCAGAAGATTCATGAACTAAAAATCCAAGAGGACTTCAAGGAGTTTATTGGAGATAATGTAAATGATTCTAAAATATCGCTTGACGATACGCAAACAATAGTGTATAATTATATTGATGCTGTATCCACTGATTTGGATAAAGGTCGTATAAAGAAAGAAGTCTCTGCCCTCATGAGAGAAGCAGAGTCTCTGGAGATATTGTAGATGGGTAAGGGGTCTAAACCAAGACCTATACCTAATAGAAAGCAGTTCGAAGAGAACTGGGATAAGATATTTATGAAAAAGGATTTCGGATTCTGGACTCATTATTGTAAAGTAGAAGGGACAGAAATTGGAGTGGAGAAAGGGTCACCGTGCAATTGGTGCGATGTAACAGAACATGATACAATTCAAGAAACTAAGATACAAAAACTTCCTATCGACAGGAAATAACCTAACAGAAATTGATTTTGATACCCATCCTACCACCTTGGTAGTGGGTCAGAATGGTAGTGGTAAGTCAACTATGCTAGACGCATTGTCGTTTGGTCTATTTGGTAAACCTCACCGTAAGATATCCAAATCTCAACTGGTGAACAGTATCAATCAAAAGGGTACACTAGTAGAAGTTGAGTTTGCGATTGGTTCACAAAATTACAAAGTCATCCGTGGTATCAAACCAAACAAGTTTGAGATATGGGTGAATGGTAATATGGTGAATCAGGTGTCTCATGCTCGTGAGTATCAACTCATGCTTGAGAACAATATTATCAAGTTGAACCATAAGTCTTTTCATCAGATTGTGGTTCTGGGGTCTTCATCCTTCGTTCCGTTTATGCAACTTACCTCTCAAGCAAGGCGTGATGTGATTGAAGACCTACTTGATATTAATGTATTCAGTAAGATGAATGGTCTCTTAAAGGAGCAGGTCTCCATACTTAAAGAGAAGATTAATGATAATGAATATCAAATCAATCTTGTGAATACTAAAATAAATGCACAGAAAAAATATCTGCGTGACCTTAGTGCAGTGACTTCTCAACAGAAGAAAGAGAAGCAGGAGACCATCAAAGGATTGCAGGAACAAATCAAAGTCCTGACAGATAATAATTCTAAGTTGAGTGCTGACCTAGAAGACAAGGAAGCACCACTACTAAAAGATATTGAAGACCTATCACAGAAGATGAAAGACCTAGAGGACTATGCATCTCAGTTCAAACATGAGCAGAAGGATGTAGTCAAGAAGGCAAAGTTCTTTGATAAGCATGATATATGTCCTACCTGTGAACAGGATATTAGTAAGGACATTAAGAACTATCATCTTGAGAAATGTAAAACAAAAGCAGAAACTATCTCAGTTGCTTTAGATATGTATGTTAAACAGAAGGAAAAGTTTGACTCTGAGAAAGAAGCATTTGATGTTATGATGGATTGTATTCGTGCATGGCAATCAAACATCAATGGTAACAATAGAGAGATTGCTTCTATCAATGAATCTATTGACCGACTCAATACGGAGATTGGTAATATAGATGAAGAGACAGGTGACCTATCAGAAGCAAATGCTGAGTTAGAGAAACTTAGAGTATCCAAAGAAGAACTACAGGATGCCAAGTACAAACTTAATGAACAAGCATCCTATGATAGAGTCAAAGCAGAATTATTAAAAGATACTGGTATCAAGACAAAGATTATCAAACAGTATCTACCAGTCATCAATAAGTTGACTAACGAGTTTTTACAAACATTAGATTTCTTTGTTCACTTTAATTTGAATGAAGCATTCGAAGAGACTATCCGTTCACGACATCGTGACGCATTCTCTTACGATTCATTCTCTGAAGGTGAGAAACAAAGAATCGACTTGTCACTGTTATTCTGTTGGAGACAG